TTATTTTTCTGAAGGTTTATCCTTCTCTGGTTTGCTGTTAATCATGTCACACAGCATAGAGATCAGCATCAACCGTACTTTAAAGGGAGAGTGGCTAAACACGCGTATACACCTCTTAAATTCATTCATGTAAACCTCCTGACTTCATGATCCCATCAATCCTTGAGGGATGTCTTTATTATATACAGATATAGCACAGGCTATATTATAAAGCATTAACTATCTACGAAAAACAGTAACTTACAGTGTTATCAATAAGTTGCGTTAGTTAATGTTCGTGAGTATTCGGCAGTATTTCTAAGTTGTCGCGACAATTTTGCGACATTTTAAGGGGTTGAGTCGCACAGCTTCTTCAAGGTGGCTCGGAGCAAAATGCGCATAACGCATTGTCATAGTGATATCGGCATGGCCGAGGATTTTTTGCAGTACCAGTATGTTGCCGCCATTCATCATGAAGTGGCTGGCAAATGTATGGCGTAGTACGTGGGTAAGTTGACCTGCTGGAAGTTCAATGCCAGCACGTTCCAGAGCTGAACGGAAAGCGTTATAACAAGGCTTTGGAAACAGCGCGCCTTTTGTTTCAGGTAGTTCAGCCAGAAGTTGATCATCTAAGGGAATAGTACGGTTCCTTTTCCCTTTTGTTTTTATGAAGGTGACTTTGCCGCCAGCAATCTGGGCGCTTTTGAGTGTTGCCGCTTCATTCCACCTTGCGCCAGTCGCCAGACAGATTTTTACGACTAACTCTAGGTAACTTACTTTACTGCGTTTGCATTCCAGCAAAAGCCGATCAATTTCTTCAGCAGTGAGAAATGCCATTTCGGTTTCATCTGTGCGGTACTGTCTAACGTTCTCCAGTGGATTAGGTGCTGACCACTCACCGATCCGCTTCAGCTCATTGAACATAGCCAAGAAATAAGCGTGTTCAAGGTTCATTGTTTTAGGTGAAACCTTAGAAACACGGTTAGTACGGGCATAATGCCCATCAAGCCTTTTGGCACGGTATGCTGTAAAAAGCTGGGCATTAAACTCAGTGGCCAGCGGAAAACCCATACACTCCGCCGCCCAAGTCATTGCGTCTTTACGCTTTTGACCGTTGCGCAGGGCAACGCCGTGGCGCTCGTACCACATTGTAATCAGGTCGATTAAAGTTCGTTTATCTTTCCCTTCACCTAACCACGGCGCACTATCTACCTTTTGAAGCGTGTGATTCTCAAATGCCAGGGCTTCCCCCTTAGTGGCAAATTTTTTACGTATACGCTTCCCATTTTTACCATTGCTGCGGTTGACGGTGTAGAAGTCGGCGATCCATTCGCCAGTCGGAAGTTTACGAACACTCATTTTATTTAATCGTCAGAACTACGCGGCCAATGATTTTTATGTCATCAATGCCACAATCAAAAGCCATGCCCACGCCACTAACTCTTACTTTTCGTACTGGAATTCTTGTCAGTGTACGAATGCTAATTTTTCCTTCTACTTCAACCAGCCAATCATCGTCATAAACTTCAGAGTAAGACTGGTCAACGATGTACTGTACAAGACCATCCAAAACGCATAACGGCTGTTGCGGTATTGATTTTCCTGGTAGGAAAGTGACTTTATCAAGCATGAGAGTGCCTGAGTCGTAAAGCTGGCCATCAACGATCTTGCTGCGTGGAATTCTGAGAATGTCTAATTCTTCATCATTAAATTTAGGGCCGTGACCAGTAGCCAGCCATTCCAGGTTAGCGCCTGTTTCAGCAACACATTTAACGACGATATCAGCTGGGAAAACTCCACGTTTATAGCGTGATGATAGAGAACTGGCAGCCATGTCCAGATGTTCTGCTAGCTGTAACTTCTGCGTAAATCCGTAAGCCTCGATCACCCGATCCAGAATCGGGGTGCTGTCAACGTTCAGGTCAATTTTGAATGTGCTCATAACGAATCCATAAATCTCGATTCGAGAAATTGTGATTGACACTTCTCGAAACGCGAATTAATCTGGCTCCACATTTCGAATGTAGCCTTATATAACCCTGTATTGCCGTACAGGTTAACTTGTGGAGTTTGCCTTATGCGTCCAAACATTACAATCATCATCCCAGAACCATACCTGCCTCTAGACGAGTATTGCCGCCGTACTGGTACTAACAAAGAAACCGCTAGGAACCTGATCGAATACGGAAAATTACCTATCAAGCCGAAGGGTAAGCAAAAGAAAGGCCTGGTCGAAGTCAACATGGCCGCGCTCACCATTCAGGCGTTAAGCGAATGTGATATTTCGCTAAACGCGTAATCCATCCTACGGATTAGGGAGAGGCAAACAATGTTTGATTACCAGACCTCTAAACATGCTCACTTTGATGCGGCTTGCCGAGCATTTGCAATTGAACACAATCTGGAAGATGTAGCCGCTGCCGTTGGCATGAGGCCGCAGATTCTGCGCAACAAATTGAATCCAGCACAGCCGCACCGTTTAACCTGTGACGAGCTTTTAGCCATTACGGATTACACCGAAGATGCGCGTTTACTGGATGGGATGCTGGGGCAGATTAACTGCCTTCCATCCGTACCGGTGAACAATGCCACAGAAGGCAACATGCAACTGTGTGCACTGAGTGCCACAGCCAGTGTGGGCGCAATTGCTGGGGAAGCCGTATCAACTGGTCATATGACTGCCGCCCGCCGTACACAAATTCTGGATCGCGCTCGCGATGCAATCCGTAGCTTACCCGTTCGTTTCTGATGGAGTACAACGGCGCACAGACCGAAACCGGGATTACTACACCGGCTGAGACCTGGCAGATTGACTTCACGGCGCGTATGGCCGGGATGGATGAGCGTCAGCGCCTGGAAAATACGGATATTTACGGGGCTGCGGCATTCTTTGGCGATGGCTGGCTGGTCGGTAAAACGGGTAATCAGTTTTTTGTCACCAAAGGCACCGGCTATGTGGCGGGGCTACGTACGTCACTGGCTGCAAATCAGAATATCACCGTGACAACAAAGCCGGTCAAAGTCTGGCTGGATGTGTGCTGGACGGGAGCACTGACCAGTGTCTGGAACGCGCAGTGCAAAATCACTGTGGCGGAAAACCTGGCAGATTACGTGCAGAACGGTGTGCAGCATTACGTGTTTGCTGTGGCCAGCATTGATGTTAATGGCAATATCACGGATTTACGGCCAAAAGGGACGCTGAACGAACAACAGGCCAGTGATGCGCTGCAAAAGCATGAGCAGTCCAGAAATCATCCTGATGCCACGACCAGCGCGAAGGGATTCACCCAGTTAAGCAGCGCGACAGACAGCTCCAGTGAGGAACAGGCCGCTACACCGAAAGCGATTAAAATTGCGATGGATAATGCAAACGCACGTCTCGCAAAAGAGCGTAATGGTGCAGATATCCCTAATCCGCAGTTATTTGTTCAGAACATTGGTTTGCAGGATACGGTTAATAAGGCTGCCGGGGCAGTACAGCGAAGTGAAGTTCAGGCGTCGCTGGATGATGTTACCGCTGGAAAGCTGCTGGTTAATGGTAGCGCCATTGCTGTACGAAGTAGTTATGCTGGCAATGGGGGACCAATAGACGATACTAATGACCTTCCGGGAAATGCTGTATCGTTTGTTTATGGTGGTGCTAAAAACTCACCAGCCGGAAATTCAGGTTCAATTCTGGATGTTTCCGGGTTTGGTGGCGGTTATAACATCCAGCTCTTTGCTAATTACACGACAGGCGAAATACTGGGATTCCGCACACGTAATGGTGATAACAAGACATGGCATAAGTGGAATTTTGTGTATCACACTGGAAATAAACCAACGCCGTCAGATGTTGGAGCGTTGCCAATAACGGGCGGTGATTTAAAGGGGCAACTTTCCTTTTCATTCTCGCAACCCAGAAATGGTGCTAACCACTTAATATACAACGGCGATGATAACGGAATACTGGCTTGCGGATTTGGTTATTATCAGGACAGATTTGATATTCATTTTTATGATGATAAAGGTGCGTGGGCATCAAATCCTTTATCCATAGGGCGTAATGGAAATACGACAGTTAATGGTAATTTGTCAGGCCGTGCTGTTTATGAAGGTAACACTCGCGTTTATTCACCCAATAACCCGCAGCCCGTTAGCTTTGAAGGTTATGCAACGCAAAGCTGGGTATTGCAGAACTTTGTCCAGAATATCGACCTGACAGCACCTGCTGAAGTTGGATTCCGTGATGGGTGGGGATATCCACGAGGGACAGATGGGGCTGCTATGTACAACTTTAATATGGTTGGCGGTAGCAGTAACGTTGGTAATTTTATCATTCGTTATATGCGAAAACTTGTGAATGGTACCTGGTATATTATTAATTAAAAGGATATTAAAATGCAGCGTTTTGGTAAGTTTACTCCATATATACCAGACACTACTGACAGGCCAAAAATTATTGATGGTCAGAATGTCATGTTTTTGCAGGATGACAAAGGTAATGACTGGTATGACGTTATTGAATTATTTGATGAATCAAAAACGCTGAAAATCGGATATGACGATGATGGTCGGGTTAAAACGTTTACGACAAATATTCATGCGTTTTTCCCGGCTAATCTGAGCGTTGTCGAGCTTCCAGCTACAAAAGCTAATTTGCGCGTCACGCTGGGGGATGACTGGTTTTATAAAGACGGCAAATTGCAGCAAATCCGCGATCATCTGGCAAACGCCGAGGCCGAACGTAACACCCGTATGGCAGAGGTTACAACGCGGATTGACTGGCTGGAGGACGCACAAAAAGACGGTGATATTTCAGCCGATGAAGAAACAGAACTGGCGACACTACGCGTTTATCGCACTGCTTTGCGCCGCCTGGATCTGACTACTGCGCCGGATATTAACTGGCCGGAGGTGCCTGATGTGGCGTGAAGCGCGTCTGGCTTTTACTGACTCACTGGCCGCGCTGAATTGTTCCGTTGTTCCGGCGCATCCGTGGATAAACGGTCTGGGGCAGCAGACGGAGATGGCCGGTGCCATCCAGCAGGTCAGCGCCGGGGATTTTAGCCAGGCCGTGAAGGGCAACAGACTGGCCAGCATTGAAGGCAATTACGAAACCGATATTTCCGGGAAACAGTCCACTAAGGTGGCCGGAGCCGTGTATGTTGATGTGGGGGGAACCCTGACTGAAAAGATTGCTGCATTACGTAAATCGGTGGCGGCGGGCGGTCAGCAGATTATGGGACCAACCGTCCATATTGGCAGTGAGAGTGTTAACACCCTGACTATGATGCTGGACACTATTGATTTACTGGCAGAACTGGCGCAGCAATGTGCGAGCCATTCACACCCCAGTGTTGGTACGCCAACCAATGCCGGAGCATTTACCCAGACAGCAGAGAAGGCAGGACAGACCCGGAGTAAGTACCAGAAAATAATCGCCTGATCATCCCATCAGCCCGCGCATAATGCGGGCTTTTTTATACCCATTCCCAGACCTCACCAGACGCATTCTAAGCGCTTCTTTTGTCTGACCATTACCGCGCAACACCACAAAAGGATCTGTGCTGTCACGTTACGCTGACGGCGTTGCACGCTGACAAAATAAATCTTCCGCAGACAAAAACGGCACTACACCGCACCCGCCTGCGGTTTCTGGAACGATAAAATTTTTCAGTTTTCTTTTTCTACAAACCAGACCGCCAGACAGCGCCAGTTCTGGCGGCTTGCGGGAAATCTCCAACTGAAAAGATTGAAAGGAATTTCAGTGTTTTTCAGTTTGTATGATCAATGAATCAACTCTAAATGTGCATAATATTATGATTTTATGTGTTTTTTTTGATTTTAAGTATAATGAAGTAATTGCATTCTACATCGAGTATAAATAGTAATTTTATTAAAAATCAAGTTAAAACAGTTTGTTATGGTTACCTGATGTAATTTTTCACTGAAAAATAATAATTGAGAACGTGAACGACTCAGTAATATCATAAGAATGATTTCAGTTAGATGATAACTTTGGCTATCATTGAATGAATATCTGACTTAGAAGAGTAGGTAAAGCTCAAAGATAGATAAAAGGATGATCTAAAGAATGTTAGACTATTTTATAGAACGTGTTACATCAATGGGATATTGTGTCAAAAGACAAGACAATGGGCATATATTCATTGGGTTAGACTGCTGTCCACAGTGGCGATTTTATCTTGTAAATACTGATAACGATAAATTTATTCCATATTTTTATTATAGACAAAAGAGAGTAGAAGAAGTTACGGATTTACACGAAATCATTCCGAGCACTCTTGCTGCAATAACAAAATCTTTTGGTAATAGTTCCTTCCGTTTTCTTGGGGAAGCAAACGAATTTAGTGGTATTGAGGATGAGTTGTATGGAATGTATTGGTTTCCCATGCAACCTTTAAATGGACATATTCGGAAGAATAGCGCTCAGGATTTTGAATGTTTATCCAAAATATTATTAGATCTTTATTTCTTTCATGCGAATCAAGGCGATATTTTAGGTGTTTGCAATATAGATTTTGAAGATTTTTTCTTTGACTCACCTGATCTTAATGCTTGGGTTAGCAAGATTCATTTTTTTATTGGTGAAGATGAATCCTATGTTGCAAATGGAAGAGTAAACCCTAATTGGTTTTACTTTAGAAGCTTCACATCATTGTTTTCTATCACATATAGCCCGCATCTAGCAAGAATGTTGAAAAAGTTCTCAAACCAAATTGATGCAAATAACATGATTGAAGGTGTCTCGTCAAAAGTTGAGATTTATAAAGATATATTAACAACAATTCCATTTAAAGAAGAAAAGTTTGCTACAGATTTATTAAATATCCTCGCTGACAATTCAGAGTTGAAAATAATAACCCAAGAGAATCAACTTGTATTTGTAAGCGACAGCCATATTATTTTCAAATACTGTAATTGTGGTTTTGATTCAGTTTCTGATGAAAAAGAACTTATTCGCCAACGACAGCAAAAGGAAATATCATTTTTGTTTGGCGATCGAAAATTTTCATGGAATATTATTAATCGACAATCAAGTGCAGAATTTGAAGACTTGATTCTTGAATTGTTAGATCGTGAGTCTTGGGTTTATTCAGTCAAAAAAATTGCGCCAACAAATCAAGGTGACAATGGCAGAGATCTAATTTGTGAATATAATATGTTACATGATGAACGTGGGATTTCAAGAGGAGATGAGTCTTTTAAAATAGGGAAAATGATTATTCAATGTAAAACAAATTTAAAAAACTCTAAGAAATCATCAATAGGGAAGGCGGATGTTGATGTAGTTAATACTATTTTTGATTACCGCCCTGATGGATATATGTTAGTAGTTAATACTCAGATCACTCGTGACCTAACGGAGATGTTAGAACGACAAAAAGAGAGGAAAGAGCAGCATACGATCCGTTGGTGGAATTCATTCGATATTGAAGATAGGTTACGTAAATATCCAGATATTTTGGCTAGATATCGACATTTGGTTGATTACGAATAA